GATTCTTCGCCTTTGAGGTAAAAACACCGGAAGGCAGGCTGACGAAGCTGCAGGAGAAAACGATACATAGGATTAAGGTCGCCGGCGGCCACGCGTATGTGGTTCGGTCGGTAGAGGATGTCAAGGCCGTCCTGTGGGCATATGCAGGAATAGAAGTTTAGCGAAGGAGGTTAAAAATATGGATGCCAAAGAATACTTATCGCAGGCATATCGCATTGACCAGCGGATCAATAGCAAGCTGGAACAGGTGATGTCCCTGCGTGCCCTGCTGGGTAAAGCAACCGGTACGCTCTCCAGTGCGCCGAAAGCGGCGACTCCGAACCTACACTCCATGGAGGATACCATCTGTAAAATGGTCGACATGGAAAATGAGATCAACGACGACATCGATACGCTGGTCGATCTGAAAGCGGAGATCATGCGCTGCATAAAGCAGCTAGATAACACAGAGTATCAGACGCTACTGGAACTGCGTTATCTGTGTTTCAAACGCTGGGAGGAAATCGCTATCGATCTAAACTACAGTATGCAATATGCTTTTCGCATGCATGAGCGGGCGTTGGAAGCAGTTGCAGCTTTTCTGAAAGAGGAGAGTAAAGTTGATTGAAAGAGAGTTCATCCATTTGATATTGTTATGCTAACGAAAAAGACGAGAGCCTCCGCTGGCAGTAAAATGCGGAGGCTCTTTTGCTTTCCTTTGGAGGACTGGGATGCCATACAAACCCAAGCGTCCATGCTCCCACCCAGGATGCGGCAGGCTTACTGACGGACGATACTGCGATGAGCACAAGCATATCGCTGAGCGTCAGTATAACCAATACCTGCGTGATCGTGACACCAACAAACGATACGGTCGCGCGTGGAAGAAGATCCGTGCGCGTTTTTTATTACGGCATCCTTTGTGTGAGCAGTGCCGGAGCGAAGGCAGGCTGACTGCCGCTGATGAAGTGCATCACATTCTACCGCTGGCAAAAGATGGATCGAACGACGAAGACAACCTCATGGCGTTATGTAAGAGCTGCCACTCGAAGATTACGATCAGCAGCACCAACACAAGACAAAATTCACACACTGAATGATCCGGTGGGGGGCATTTTACCTCTGTGACCTTTTCAACTGGACAACGCGGTCGGGTCGCGTGTAAATTTTCGCGAAAGTTTTGAGGGGAATAGCCCCATAAGTTTTACTTGGGAGGAAATACACATGGGAAGACGAGGCCCGGCAGCAGGCCAGGGCGGCAGGCCGCCGAAACCGCTGGCGGATAAAGTGTTAGAAGGTAACCTCGGTAAGAGAAAGCTTACCGTTGTCGAATTCCCCGGTGCCAGCGATTTTCATGGCGTGAATATGCCTCCGCCGCAGGAGATGCTGTCTGCCGTTCAGAAGGACGGCAAGCCGCTTATCGCGTCAGAGATCTATGAGCGGACCTGGAGCTGGCTGAACGAACGTGGCTGCGCGAGCATCGTCTCCCCACAGGTGTTAGAGCGATACGCCATGAGCGCCGCGCGCTGGATTCAGTGTGAAGCGGCAATTACGGAATACGGGTTCCTCGCAAAGCATCCGACGACGGGTAACGCGATTCAGTCTCCGTATGTGGCTATGAGCCAGAACTACATGGCGCAAACAAACCGACTCTGGTATGAGATCTTCCAGATCGTGAAAGAAAACTGCGCCGCCGACTACACCGGCTCCAATCCACAGGACGATGTTATGGAGCGCCTGCTGACCGCTCGAAGGGGGAAATGAGTATGGACGAAGTACAGACATTTATCCATTCGCTCCGATACCATCGCCTGACAAGCCAGCAGCGCAAGACGCTGCGCGGGCAGGCGCTCGCGGGCAATCTCCCGGCGGCGCAGGCTGGCCTAAGAAGAATTGTGCCGAAAGGAATCAATCATGGTCATTCAAACACTGCCGGTCGATAAGCTCGTTCCGGCGGATTACAATCCTCGTAAGGACTTAAAGCCCGGTGACCCGGAATACGAGAAGCTGAAGCGCTCGATTACAGAATTCGGATATGTGGAACCGGTGATCTGGAATAAGACGACAGGCCACGTCGTCGGCGGACACCAGCGCTTGAAGGTGCTGATCGATACCGGTGTAACCGAGGTCGAGTGTGTTGTCGTGGAAATGAGTGAAGAGAAGGAAAAAGCGCTCAACGTAGCGCTGAATAAGATTAGCGGCGAATGGGACAAGGATAAGCTCTCTTTGTTGATCGCTGATCTTCAGGGTGCGGATTTCGACGTATCTCTGACCGGCTTCGACGCGCCTGAGCTGGATGCGCTGTTCAAAGATGCGCAGCGCGCCGATGTTCATGACGATGATTTCGATGTGGATGCTGCGCTCAAGGAGCCTGCGATCACGAAACTGGGCGACCTCTGGCTACTCGGCAAACACAGGCTCGTCTGTGGCGACAGTACGAAGCGGGATGTGTTCGACATTCTCATGGACGGCGGTCAAGCCAACCTCGTGGTCACCGATCCCCCTTACAATGTGAATTACGAAGGCACCGCTGGGAAGATCAAAAACGATAACATGGCAGATGCAGCGTTTTACGATTTCCTGCTCGCTTCCTTTCAGAACATGGAAGCGTGCATGGCGAATGACGCGTCGATTTATGTGTTCCATGCGGACACTGAGGGATTGAATTTCCGCAGAGCATTCTCGGAAGCGGGATTCTATCTCTCCGGCACTTGCATCTGGAAGAAGCAATCTCTGGTGCTTGGGCGAAGCCCGTACCAGTGGCGTCATGAGCCGGTCTTGTTCGGCTGGAAGAAAAAAGGAAAACACGAATGGTACGCCGATCGGAAGCAGACGACGATCTGGGAGTTCGATAAACCCAAGCAGAACGCCGACCATCCGACCATGAAGCCGGTGGAACTGCTGGCATATCCGATTCTGAATTCCAGCATGGCGAATTGCATCGTGCTCGATCCCTTCGGTGGTAGCGGTAGTACCCTGATCGCCTGCGAACAAACAGATCGGATCTGCCGGATGATCGAGCTGGATGAAAAGTACTGTGATGTGATCGTTCGAAGAACTGTCGAGCAGCTGAATGGTTCCGATGACGTGTTCCTGATTCGTAACGGCGAACGAATTCCTTTCAAAGAAATCGTCGAAAACACAGAAAAATAGCTTGATAAGTACATCTTTGAGAGGCATGTATGTACTACCAAATTCAAGGAGGTAGACATTATATGCAGATCAAGTACCACCTAGAAGGCAGCGAGCGCAAAGCGCTGTTGGCTGTCATGCGCGAAATCTTGCAGGATACTCCCAAGTACATGGGACCGCCGACGTTTTCTTTCGAGATAGGACCATACACCATCGACCGGCATGGGACATTAGATTGTCCAGATTACTTGGATTCCAAGCAGGTCGCCATGTTGATCTGCGAACTGGAGCGAGATGGGTTCATCGGCGAACGGATTTGCTGGCCGGCGAAGCCCATCGAGCGAAAAGCGGCGGAAATGCCTAAGCAAGAGATCGTGACACCTACACTTGACGGCCTTGATCGGCTTTCGGTCGAGATGCCTCGGGACGACATGACGCCCACCGCAATGGAAAACCTGCGGCGGCTGGTTGCGAGCAAGGCAACGTTACTGAAAAAGGCGCTCGGTACAGGCAGCCTTCCGATGACAGAGCACTCCGACAGGATCGAGTTCGGATGGTTTCGGCTGACTGACGATCAGGCAGAGCTTGCTGCCTACTACCAACTGGTACAGGGTCTTTGCGAACTGGCTCGCACACAGAAGCGCGTCAGCGCGTCGGAACAGGAAGTCGAAAATGAGAAGTACGCCTTTCGCTGTTTTCTACTCCGGCTTGGATTCATTGGGCAAAACTACAAAGATTCACGCCGTGTGCTTCTGAAAAGGCTCACCGGCAACGCAGCGTTCCGCGATGCACGGGAAGCGGGTGATCAAGCATGAACGGAATTCATTCGGAGCTGCTGAAACAGCTCAAAGAATATTATAAGCCTGGTACAAAAGTGCGGTTGGTACACATGAACGACCCCTACACACAAATTCCAGTAGGCACCATCGGGGAAGTGCTTTATGTCGATTCACTTGGAACGATTCACACGGCTTGGAGCAACGGAAGCACTCTCGGTGTGGTTCTTGGTGAGGACGAATGTGTGAAGATCGAGGAGGACTAACTTGAATAGCCGACTTTTTGCAGCGTACGGCGCTGGTCTGAACCGCACCGAAATGTCGCAGCATTGCCCGACCGCAAAGCTGATCGGCTCCGCGGTGTTGAAGAATTACAGACTTTCTTTTCGCGGCAGTAAAGCCGGCGCATTGGCGACGATCGAAAAAGCGAAGGGCGGTAGCGTTCCCGCGCTGCTGTGGGAGATTTCACCGCAGGATGAAGCTGTGCTCGACCGCTGGATCGGTGTGCCGGAACTGTATCGGAAAACTGCGATCAAAGTACGCCGCGACGGTGCTCTGGTACAAGCTCTGATCTACATCTTAATCAGTGGAAAGCCACAGAACAAGCCGAGCGCTTTCTATTACAGCACACTTTTGGAAGGGTACAGAGTAGCGGGGTTTGACGTAGATATCCTGAAAGCGACAGTACAGGAAGGCGATACGGACGCATCCGGTGCATAGATCGCCGCAATGCCGTGTTGCGGAACGTCGCAGCCACTGAGCGGTTAATGAAGCAGCTGGGGCGGTTGCCCCAATGGCGCGCGATAACCAAACCAAATCGGACACGGAGGCTCACGCGGGCCTCCATGTTTGCTTGGTGATGAGGGTCGCTACTTCTGCAGCATAACGAAAACGATACCAATTACTCCAATAACGAGTCCGATG